TCAAACTCTTTCATAAGACGTTGCACTTGTTTCGTTTCAAGTCCAGCAAGGTGCTCGCAATTTTCTAGAGATTTGTAAATACATTCCCTATCAGAAATGGGTGGACTTTTTGGCCACCCATTATGATCTACTTCTCCACCACCACTTGCTTCTAGGTGTGAATAATCTTTTGTCATTTATGTTTATACCTTTCAGGATGTCTTTCGGAATCTATTGACATGAAACCTATAGGTAAAAATATTACCCAACTGAATAAGGCAAGAGTATTCATATTCTGCCCTATCCATTCTATTAGTAGTTTAAGCATATGCTTGTGCCGCTAACCAGAACGATAGACTTAATGAAGTACCCATGATGGTGAGTCGGCTCATCCACCACATTATTTCGTGCTTCATGATTCTTTTAAACAGTAGTCAAAAAAACGAGGATGACCATCCAAAAATGGTACATCCTCTTTTGCTTGCTGCATTGCATGGTATGCATCTACTGCATACTCGCATATTTCTACGGGATTCTTTTCTGTATCGTGATAACCGATAGTGTAGTGGGACATGATCTTTCAACTCCAGTACGTAATTATATAGTACATGAATTGAGTATAAACTACTACTATTGTGTGGGAACCCTAATCCTTTTTTTTACCCATCTCCTTAAGCATCTTCTGTAAGTCTGCTGTACTACCCAAGAACATAGTGTTGTTAACTGTTTTGGGTGCAGCACCTGCTGTTGGTTCATCTAATTTCTTCATCTTTCCTTGCAGGTCAATTAACTTATCTGTCATGTCAGCAACCTGTTTCATTGCGTTAGTAGCAACCTCAAATGCTCTAGGGTGACCACTCTCTTGTGCTACTTCCAATGCACCACGAACTGCTTCTTGTCCTTGATCTATGAGACTATAAAGTTCTCCTCTAGTATATTCATAATCATCTTTACTGTCATTAGAAACATCACGTAACTGTTTCTTTCTAGTAGTACATCCATTTTCAGGAGTACTTGAGACCTCAATATCAAAGACATCTTCCATATTCTTGGCCATCTTATTATCTATTTTATCTGTCATAATAATTCAATTCCTTCATTAAATCCAAAGTCATCTGATGAAATTACTAATGCGTCATCTGCTGCATTAATTACACCATCTGAATTCTTATCAGTAGTTGCTTTAGGTGAATAAGTCATCTTGGTTTGACGCTTACCTTGATTCTTATCTCCAGTTGATTCGTATACAATTGCTTTCTTGATAACATCTGACTTGTTGAATGGTCCGTATATGTATGACCTTGCAGTGAAACTCATTGTCCATACAATACTTCTTCTGTCTAGGAAATTATCATCCCAGTCATCAGCATAATTTATGTTATTAAGAATAAAAGAAACATCTTTTTTCTCATTCATATCAGGAATGAAATTAAGTGTTACATTAAAATTTGGTTGGAAGTAAGGTAATATCTGTTCTAGTATCTGAAGTCCTGTGTCTTGTGACTTTGCAATAATACCTAATTCAAATTCCATGTTATATGGAACTGGTACATACTGCATCCGTACTTCATTCTCTTCACCAACTCCTGCTATAGTTCTATACTTTTGTGTCGGTGCAATTTTTCTAGTAGAATCATATGTAATACCAGACATTTCAAAATAAAGTCTTGGTAATGTAATAGCAACTTTCTTGTCCACACTTGGGTTTTGTTCCAAACGTGTTAAGAATTTATTCTGTGGTCCATATGCAAGAGGTACTTTCTCTGCCTCTAATACAGCACCAGTATTATCATACTTTCTTGTTTCAATATTATTGAATAATGTACCGAAAGCAACAACGGTTTTACGTATTGCTTCGTTATAAAAATGTGGTCCTAACATTACCAGTCACCAGATATATTTCCTGCTTCACCAAATGGATTAACCTCACCCCAATCAACAAGATCATTACCTTCGGTCTCTATGTATTTATTATCGCTATACGCACTTGTTTCCATTGTTAAGTTATCTATAGATGTAATCTCTCTAACTGTACCAGATTCAGATCCAGTTAAAGTCTCACCAGCATTGAAGTTACCAGTTCTATTAATGAGTGTAAGTACATGTAAATTCCTATCCCAATAAGATACTTCAGCAGTAACTCCAGTGACAGATCCAGTGACAGTCTCACTTAATGAGTAATCACCTGTACCAGCAACATCCATTTGGATAGAAATTGATGGACTAAAGATCTCTTCAATATCATCAATTCCAGGAACACCAGTCTCAAATTTATCATCACCCATCTCATAGATCTCGGCAGTCATCTGGTAAACATATGTTTTACCTAATTGATAGAAAGGTGCTTCTCTTTCTACAAACTTAATTTCATACAGATCTTCTGTTAGTGGATAGTATAATAAATCTCCTTCATTAGGTCTACCATCAACTTCTGTTATATCAGCAAAGTTATTAAATATCTGACTCCATCTATTTTTAGATACAACAAATTGTATCTCATCAGTTACTCTCAAACCAAACTTACTAATAAATTCTGAAGGTGATCCAAATCCCTCTACGTTAATGAGGAACATCTCAATCATCCACTGGGTTTTAAATTCAGAATACTTTATATCATCTAGGGTCATGTCCTTAACACTTGACCTAGGAAGATAATAAACATCTGTTCCAAAAAGTTTAATCTGTTCATCAATTAAACTTTGTATTAAGTTCTGCTCGGTTGATACACCACCGTGCTGTGGAAAATATATACTCTTCATCCTATCATATCCATAGCAGGAAGTTCATATTGATCCTTACCTTCTGCTAGTATCATAGCAATTTCTTTCTCTGCATCAGAAAAAATTTTCTCTCCATTAAGAGAAACGCCACCAGGAAGTTGTACTCCTTGAAACTTAATTAAGTTCTGACCCCACTGCCTTTTAATTAGAGCAGGAATGTATTTCTTAAGCCATCTATCATTATAGACCTGTGTGTATTCCATAGGATCTAATGCCCTATAACAATCTATAAGAAGGTAATTTCCTTCTACAACTTTTGAAGGATCTATATCTAAAAATAATTTATCTTGTCTTTGATTCCATCTATACTCTACCAACGCACCAGTGTTGACAACCATATCTAGAGTTTCAAAGTACTGGCGAATCATATAGTAATTCGTCATATCAAAATTACCAAAAGCAAATCCAGATGAAAATGAGAATATATCCATCAAGAAATACTGGTTACTTAATCCAAAGAGATCGTTACGAACCCAGTTAGATGATACACCAAATACTTTAGATATACCTATAACGTGATTAGGTATTGAAAGAAAATTATTTCTATTCTCCCATGTAGTATCACTATCAATTGACTTAACTTCTATAGTTGCATCAGTGTTACCACCACTAATGGTAATAGTGTCTCCAATAGCATAATCTTGACCATCATCATTAATTAATATAGATGTTATAACACCACTATCTGTGGTAGTATTGAATGTTAATCCAGTACCACTACCACCAGTCGTAGCAACTGCTGTATTATTAGTATACCCAGTTCCACCAGATGTCAAGGTAAATGTTACAGTACCTTCATCACCTGAAACAACTTTAAGTTGATCTGAACCTTTAAATCTTTCTACATCATCAGCAGTGATTTTGTGTTTAAGAAACATTCTCTCAATGCCATCAAAATGACGTTCATGAAAATGTTGCAAAGCATCATCAATTAGATCTTCCACCTGTTCATCATCTACGTTGACTTCCAGTACTGGATGACCTAATCTCCTTAATGCGTAGTCTTTTAACTCTGCCCTAGAGGAAGGTTGTGCCATGTTATTTCCTTATGCTTGTGCTTCTGCCCAACGTAAGTTAATTGTTGCGTTAATAGCACTACCAGACGTTAGGTAAGCATTAATCGCCAGAACATCAGGACCGTTGGGGAATGTACCACGTCCACCAATTGGTGTGTTAGTAAGTTCTTTTAGTTCTGATAGGTCTAGGTTGTCCCTTTCACCACCACCAGAGGCAGTAAATGAGAATACCTGCTCTCCAGGAATTGCCGCCTCAACAATTGGTTCGAAGGTATATGTAGTATTTCCAACACCACCTGGTCTCGTTCTGTCAGAGAAGATCAAGTAAACTTTATTACTATCGTAGTAGTAATCCCTAATGTTAGCAACAGTAGCACCACCTTTTAGATTACCACCAGTAACTTTCCAACCAATCTGTACACCAGCAACATCTGTTCGATTAAATACAATCCATGTTGTATTATAATTTTGAGAATTAGCGTTAGCAGCAGTAATTGCTGAAGCAGCACCCTCCCATGTAACGTCACCACCAGATGCAACCTGTGCGAATGATGGTTGTCCACCAGCACCACCAGTATTTAATCCATTCCATAAAATACTTGTTGGATCATTGGGGTAGTTTTTAGGATTCATAACACCCTCAACAATAACACCCTGTGAAGAGTTACCACCCTGCGTAGTGATCTCAATGTTCTTGAGTAGTAATTGTGCTCGGTTGATTAATTCTCTTTCTCCTAAATCTCCAGTAACAGAGTTAGAAACACTTGGTGATAGACGAATCATAAAGATCGCACTCTTACTAGTTGAAATTTCAATTTCTTTTTCCTGCCATGAGAAGAGATAACCACGATCTTCATCAAATCCACCATCAGTTAGGAATGCAGAACCCCAGTGGTTAATCTGTGGTGTAGCAGTAGTCGATAGTAGAACAACACCACTACCTTTAGTGTGAGTAATAGCATCACCAGCAGTATAAGTTCTTTGAGATCCACCAGCAAAGTTAGTATGAGTTGCTGCTCTTGTAAGACCAGACAAAATATTACCAGTTTTGTTGTTGTAATTAATAATCTCGTTATTCATAATCAATGTACCACTAGTAGGGAATAGTGTTCCATCTTCTAATGTCATTGTCTCTTGAGTTGCATCCATTGCAATTGCAACTCTTCCTCTAGCACCTTCGTTAATAACCTCATACCTAACAGGTAAGTTACCAGAACGCATAAATGCTTCGTTGTTCATGTTGTTATTCTTCAATCTATGTAAGAATACAAAATCACCAGTTGGTCCTCTGAACATCCAATCAATGAATCCTGCTCCGTACCATGAGTATTGGAATCCCATCATCTGCATCTTCGTGATGTCAGTAATATATCCAGACTTACCTGTACCATCTGCTCTATCGAGATTCCACTGACTTTGTGGAATAAGAATTTCTTTTGTCAGTGCAGCTTTTACATTAGAAACTGTAGTGACTCCTCTATAATCAGGATTCATATACAGCGTTGAATCATCATCAATCTCTGTAACGAGATGACACATACCACGAATTACAATACGGTCACCCACTTTTAACTGTTCAGTAAATTTAGTATTGACTCCTGTTAATGTGTTACTATCTGGAGTAGCAGTTACGGTACCAGCAATTTGGTATGTGGAAGACCTTAATCCACAGGAAACGATATCACCATCATACTGAATGAATATACCATTCTGATCATCAAAAGCACCAGCACGAACTGTAGAACCTTTCCACTTATAAAGTGAAACAACTGGTTGCTCGCCAAATTGTGCATTAGTATGTTCTAATACTTGTGTAGCAATAACAGTAAATGTAATTTCATCAACGATTGATGCTACAACATAATGACCATTATAACCAGTAGATGTTATACCACGAAGTTGTATCTGTGCTCCAACTTGTAAACCATGATTCAAATCATCTGTTTTAAGTGTAATAATACTTCCAACTCCTGTACCATTAGAAACAGCAGAACGCAAGTCATAGTTTGGAGCAAACAAAGCACCAGTGGTATACATAATACCTTTACCTGACTGGTATCTAATATACTTTTTAGACTGTCTAACTGCTTGAGCACCATGAGAAGGTGATCCAGTTCCTAGTTGTACACCACCATCAAATGGTCTATGTCGATAGAATGAATCTGTTCTTGGATATATCTTACCCACCAAACCAGAACCAACATTACCAGTAGTTCTTGCTGTATATAATATTGTAGTTAATGAAGGAACTTCGTTGATGTAAAATGGTCCTGAACATAATGAATGTCCACTACCACTAGATGTAACTGCTGCTAGAATTGTATCTCCAGGAACCAAACCATGATTAGATGAAAATTCAACTTTTATTTGTGCAATTGCTGAATAAGTCACAGTTGCTCCTGATCCAATTACTTGGTTAGTAGCAGCAGAAAGAGAAACTGCTGGATAGAAAACAAGAGCATCTCCTGATACTGGAGTACCAGTTGCAGAAACTCCAAGAACACCACCATCTGATGTTATATCAGTTACTTCGATAGTCATATCATTGGTTGTATCTGCACCACCCAATGTACTACCAAGAATCTTAAATTGATATCCAGGTTTATATCCAGTACCAGCAACATCAACAGTAGGGGAATATACTCCACCAGTAATTGATGGAAGGAATTGTACCCCAAAACCACTTGTGTTTACAAACTTTTTAAGGAAAGTTTCACCACCAGCAACAGCTGTACCAGAATGAGAAATTCCAGTAATAGCACCAGCAGCAGTAACAGAAGTAACAGTAACAGTTATATCATTGGCTGAATCGACTCCACCCAATCCACTACCATTGATAGTAAGAGTATCATTAATTGCATATCCAGTACCTTGATTTGTAGTAGTTACTGTATATGCTGGTGTAGTAGTTGTATTGGAATTAGCAGTAAGAATAGAAACTGACATCGTTTGAGTATCAGCACCAAATCCACCAGAATCTTCTGTTATCACAGTACATAAAAAATTAACTCCAGGAGTTTTAGAAAATAAATCTATTACTGCTACACCATTAGTTGGTGTTTGATCTGCTTTATTTACAGCATAACATGGTGTTGGATTTCCAGCATTCTGTTCAGCAAGATCATTGATTAATAAAACAAGTCCATTCCTTACTTCAGTTACAGTATCACCTGCTTGTGCAGTATATTCAAATTCAGATACTGTGCTGTTAACAGTTTCAGTAATAATTGCTTTAAATTTATCACCAGTTTCAATAATTCCACCGATAAGTATCTCATGTACTTCCTGTGTGACAACACCAGAACCAGTTCGGTCAATATCAAATTGAGCATTAATACCAGATCCACTAGTACTATTTTGCATTCGATCTGTATAAGTTTGACTTGCGGCAACACCTACACCAAATGTATTATAACTTGTAATGTTTCCTGCTGCACCAACTGCAGTAATGTAAATATCAAGATCCTGTGCAGGAGAGGTACCTTCTAACTGGTTACCATAAATGGTAATTTTTTCTCCAGCATGATAATCTCTACCATCATTAATAGAATTGTTAGCAACTACAGGAGGAGTTCCACTAATAGTGCTATGAGTTGTTTCGACAGTATATGATGTAATAGCACCAGTAGTTCCATCAACACCTGTTATTGTGATTCTTAAATCATTACCAGCTTGTTCTGCTGCTGTACCAACTCCAGGAGTACCATCAACACCACCAACTTGAGATCCTAAAATATTAAATGTAACATTTCCAGAAGCAATGTAGTCAACACCACCACTATTCATATCTACAGAATAACTAGGACTACCTCCACCAGTTCTGACTACTGTAAATAAAGCATTCAAACCTGCTCCACTGTTATTGTCACCACCAATCCAAGTTGGTGATAAATTTTGATATGTTGTTTTTTCGTTTATAACAACAGAAGTATAAGCACCCTTTTCTCTAACAACATCAAATACTGCACATGGATGAACTGGTGTTGATGCTGCTGATCCTATACCTAATCCGAAGTTCTGTGCAATACCTGCTACAGCACCAGAAATGAAACTGTTACCTGTTTTAGAAACTGTATATGGAGAAGACAATGTTACAACACTACCTTCAATGTTAGTAACGAAAATAGTATCACCAGAACCATTATTTAATGCAGCACCAATTGCAATATTTTGTGTATCGTTAAATGTGATAGTTGATACAGGTGCTGTAAATGAATTTGTAATATTAAGAGTAGTGTTAGTACCAACAACACCAGTTACCTGTGTTCCTGTTACAATACCAGTACCAGACAAAGGAGCACCTATTGGTGGTAATGTAGATGATGCATTTATACCAAATGTTACAGCACCTGATGGTGTATTACCTTCTGTTGCAAAACTTCCTGCTGATCCATTTGTGTCTACAGTAAATGTAGGAGTTGTTCCAATTTCAGCACCAGTATAAAATCCAGCTTCTTTTAGGAATGTAAAACTAGACTTAAGTGAAACACCAGCAGTACTTCCTACTTTTGCTTTTGCGTAATAACTAAATTGTTTTGAATTAGCAATAGTATCAATAATAAATGAACCTTCAGCAGATGAAAATCCTATCACAGAATCAGAAAGACCTTTCATACTAATAGGTTCTCCCACAGAAAGACCATGTTCTAATATTGTATCAACTGTGATTAACGAAGGACCAATACCACTAGAACCTGCTGAAGCATCTGTTACAATTTCTGTTACAGCAATATCAGAACCAGGAATTTCGTAGATAGAAGGATAATTTCTTAATAAGTCAATACTCTGCCACTTCGTTGGTTGAATACCATACTCAAAGTCAGCATCAAGCATAGACTCTGGAGCAGCAAAACGCATACGTTCGATAGCGTCTGTACCGAAATCGTATGGTCTAACTCTTTGCTCATCTTGTTCAACAAAGATCTGAACAGGATCAGATGATGCATATGCTGTAGTATCATATAAGAACGTAATAGTTGTTACACCATTAGTTCTCATGTTTTCATTTATAAAATCTGGGTCAGAACCAGTTTGATTAAATGCGACACTAACCTGTCTTGTAGTATCAGCAAAATTATATAAGACTTCATTCTTTTCAGTATTAGTAATCAACAAAAGTTGTTCACTATCATACTTACCAAGAAGTTTTAGTGTCCCTACACCAGCAATACCTGGAGAAAATATATAATCTCGAATCTGTTTCTTTGCCATAATCCTTGTTTATCCTAGTGCGATAGAGAAAGCAGTAATCTTTGAATCAACATACCTACGTGTGACAGCATCTGTTAATGCTGTAGGCTCTGCAAGATTTGTTACCTTATTATTTAGAAGATCTAAATTAGATGAAAATGATCCAGAAGTACCTGTTATGTTACCAGTGGATGCATCAACACTAAATTTATTTGCTCCAACTTCAAGAGTACCAGATGTACTAATACCACCAACAGCAGATATAGATCCTTGAGTAGATATCAAACCAGTTTCATTTGATATACCATATTTTTGAACAGCAGTAGAATTATAACCAGTAAGTGTTCCTCGTACATCAGTAGATCCAGTTATATCAGACCCACCAGATAGTGTAAGTTTTCCTGTGAGAACGGAAGTTCCACCAACTGTAAGGTTGGTACCAACATCCATAGATGTTCCAACATCTAAACTACCTGAAAGTGATAAGTCGGTAGTAATAATTGTGTAATTAAATTTAGCGTATGCAGCAAACGCTACGTTAGGATTATCAGTCCAAACAATAACACTTTGATCTCCACGCACTTTAATATCAGTTCTTTGATATGTCTGTCTTGGATTTATATCAAGGTTATACTCTATGTACTCGGATGGAGCAAGTGTGTTTGTGTTTTCTGTACTAACTCCTATTCTAACATTTGCTGGATCAGAACTTTGGTTAGTAATGAAAAGATTTAATGTTGCTTCTTCACCAGTAGGAACAGTATACAAAACAACATCAGTTTCGAGACTAGTTGTTTTTATTGAATTAACAAATCCAGATTGTCCTGTCGGATCATCAAGCATCTGACCCTGAATAATAAAACTTGTATTATCCTTGTCAGATTCTACTACTAAATTTTGATTGTTTGAATAAAAAATAGATGCAGTTTCATAACTTTCACCTTGATCAATAATATGATCATAAATGATATATGATGAAGGATCAAAAGATGCTAAATTTCCAGAACCAACTCCAACTCTTACTCTAGTTGGAAATGGATTCTTGTGGGTAATCGTAAGTTTTCCTTCAACTAACTTCCCTGCATCTGCAGTATGCAGAACAACTTTCTGATCTCTCGATGGTATTATCGAACCTAAATAACCAAAGGTAGGATTTGTCATGCCTGTTCCTGCTTGCGAATTTAATAATTCTATGTTATTCTTATTTATAATTTAGTGGTTGAAGGTTTTATTTATGAAAATGATTACTGGATGTAATGGATTTATTGGATCACACTTTAAAGAAAGAGAAGAAAAGTATATTGGTGTAGAAGCATTTAATGCAGTTCATATGATTGAGAACTTTCCTAAATGGGATGACATAGATGAGATCATTCATATGGGAGCAATCTCTTCGACTGTAGAAACAGATCTTAATAAGTTACATTTTTATAATGTAGACCTCACTCTACGTTTATTTGAACAAGCTATCAAGTATAATATACCAGTAAAGTATGCTTCATCAGCATCTGTATATGGTAATGGAAGTGCTGGGTGGGGAGATCTAAATCCATTAAACTATTATGCTATAACAAAACTTCAAGTTGATTATTGGGTACAAGATAACATAGATCGTTTCAGTAATATACAAGGATTTAGATTCTTTAATGTATATGGACCTGGTGAAGAAGCAAAAGGAGATCAACGTAGTCCTATCAGTAAGTTCACTGAACAAGCAAAGATGACTGGTGAGATTAAAGTCTTCGAAGACTCTAGAAAAATGTCAAGAGATTTTGTTTGTGTTAACGACGTAGTTGATGTAGTATTAAATTCTAACAATCCTTCTGGTATCTATGATCTTGGTAGTGGAGACTCTATAGATTTCTATACTGTTGCAGAAATTATTGCAGACAAAGAAGGTGCTAATATCAAAGAAATACCATTCCCTAAACATTTGGAAGGTAAATATCAATATAACACCGAGTCAAATATGTCTTGGTCAAATCATAACTTTATTACGGTACATGAATATGTCAATAACTCCTGAAAAAGCAGCAAACTTAATATCCTTAATGGAACTCATGGAAGATACCATTGAACATTATTGCGATAAACATATGGTATCAGGTGAATCAGCATGGACAATGGCAGCATCACTCGCAGATGCAAAACTTCACACAGAGTTTAATCACCCCTAACTATTCTATAACTATCCTCTTCAAAATGTTCTGTAGAAAATTCAAATAATTCTACATCGGTAATCCCTTCCATCATGTGTCTTAATCCAGGAGGGATATAAAATTTATCACCTTCCTTTAATATAACTGTCTTTGCATCAGAGAAATCATCTTTGTAACCATAAGTCATCTTTAGTTCACCACTTTGAACATAGAATGTCTCATCTTTAATCTTGTGATAATGATATGAACACTTCATACCTGCATTAAAAAATAAAAGTTTTCCACAATAGTTTGAACTATTGCAGATCCACTTCTCATATCCCCATCCTTTTTCTACTATCTTCATCCAAAGAAATCCTCTGAATTGATTCCTTTATCATCTATAAAGTAATCTGCATGTGGTTTGCCCATAATTAATTCGTGATACTTAACACCCCAATCATTCAATTGTTTTTCAGTAAGTTCAAATAAGACTTCTTTTGCTTTTGTTGCAGCATCAAAATGAGTTTGATCAGAAAATCTACCCATTGCTCGTGCAGTAAAGTAGATAATATAATTACCTTCATCATAAAGTTTATTTAATACCTTGATTCTATCTTGCCAAGGTTCTGCTTTGTGGTAATCCCTACCCACAGTTGGACTGCAAATTGTACCATCAATATCAACTACGTATCTCATTTGCTTCATCAATAGAAAGAATATAAGTACCTGGATTTTGTACAGCAATAGAAGCAGCACGATTAGCAAGAGGTATTGCTAACTCTATCTTTCCAGATTCGAGATAGAAATATGTTAATGCAGCAAGAAAAGTATCACCTGCACCTGATACATCAAAGGTAGGAACTTTAATACCAAGATATGGTATACCTTTATACTCTGCTCCTTGAGAACCTTTAGTTACGATAGCATTAGGATACTTTCCTTTTAATTTACTTCTTTCTAACTCATTAACTTTAATGAAACAATTCTTCTTTGGTAATTTAGTTTTCTTACTGTCTATGAATACAGGACCATCAAACCACTCAACTAATTCAAATATTTTTTCTTCTGAAAGTAATCCTTTATTGTAGTCGGATATAACTAAAGCATCAAATGGTTCTCCTAAAGGAGTTGGGTGATTGTGTATACCAGTAGGATAAGAATCACCATCAGGTAATTCCCACTTAAAAGAATCAACCTCATCATTTTCATCAAGTCTCATAATCTGTTGATTAGAACGAACATCAACATATCTTGTCTTAATTGGTTTTAATTCATTAGTCATAATATAAACATCACAACCAAATGACATTAGGTTGTTCCTGACGTTCTGTGCCATTCCCTGACACTCTTCTTTACGTTCGTACTCTAGAACAGGAACAGGTGCCTCTGGACTTAATCTAGAGGTCTTACCGTAGATGTATCTATCTACGCATGTTTCACCTATAACTAATACCTTGAATTGTACGACTTGTGGAGTAATCTCCTTGTCTTTCAAAGAATTTAACTTCTTTAGCATGTTCACGTCCTACGACAATACCGTTTTTCCAATCGGATCCAACCACCAGTATATCAGGTTTGATACATTCTAGCAAGTTTTCTAAATTCCTCCTACTATTAAATGTGTGAACTATGTCAATACATTCAATAGCTTCTAACATAAATCTCCTATCTTCCATTGTAAAGATAGGTCTATCAAACCCTTTGTCTAATGCTACCTTCTCATCAGAATCTATGGCAACTATTAAATAGTCACCAAGAGATTTTGCGTATTGAAATAGTGCTATATGACCTGGATGAAGAACATCAAAACATCCATTAACAAAAATTATCTTCACTCTCTATCACACATCCACACGTGTCTAACAGCATCTCTAGTTTTTGGTATATAAACAAGTTTTTGAATCTCTGGCATATACATCCAGTCGATAGCACTTGTCTCTAAAGTATCAATTGCATCATCAATGGTTTCTACTAAAGGATCTCCACCAAGATTAAATGAGGTATTAAACAGAATAGGAGTATCAGAAAGTTTTTCAAAAGCACTAATCAAATTATAATAATGTTCATTTTGCTCTTTAGTAACTGTTTGAATTCTGCAAGTATTATCAACATGGATTACTGATGGAATTTTCTCTGCAACTCCAGGCAAAGCATCTACAGCATACATCATATGAGGAGACTCTTCACGACCTGCAAGATCAAACCAGTCATGCACTTTTTCTTTTAGAATTGAACAAGCAAATGGACGGAAGAATTCTCTATTCTTTACTCCATTAACAATATCCTTTCCATCCTTAATAGTAGGATCAAATAGAATAGATCTATTGCCAAGTGCTCTTGGTCCACCTTCAGACCTTCCTTGAAAGATAGTTACAATATTTCCTTCACGAATTAATTTCGCAACATCTTCATAAGAAGTATCAGTCACCTTATACCCATCAAGTTCCTTCATATATGAATCAGGATCATATTTGGGACCATAGTAGATCGAGGTTGCTGGAGACAATGTTTGTTTATTTTTAGTAAGATAATTATAAACATATTTTGCACCACCAATAGATGTTCCACCATCATGTGAAATAGGTTCACAATGTAAATTTAAATTAGGGAATGCTTTCCAGAATTTATAATTAGCAACACAATTTAATCCATATCCACCACTAACAACAATATTAGTCTCACCAGTTTCTTTATGTGCTTTCTCAATTAATTCGATCATACGATCTTCAGTTTGCCTTTGACATTTCCATGCAAGATCCATTTGAACTTGAGTGTATTCACCCTCATCACTCTTACCTTTTTTGCCATGCAATCTGGTTTGCTTATTAAGAGAATCCTGTACATCCATGACAAGTTCTGTGTGATTCGGTAGATCTTCTCTGAAAATTTTATATCTTCCAGAGTTGACTTCTGCACCACCAGGATATGTTGGAATAATAGCATCACGATTTGCCCAAGAACTACCCTGATCATTTGGAAGAAATAAATCTGGTATTTCTGGATTATCTTTTCCATAAGGAGATAATCCCATAGTCTTTCCTGCATCGATGGTATCAAAACCACAATATTTTGTTACTGCTTCATAAACTTTTGTAATACCTGGATATTCAGTAAGAAATTGGATACAGTTTTCGGATGGCATAACTTCATGCAAGCTACCAACATTACCTGCTTCATTATGAACTATCTTCTCACCCAATGGAACTTTAGTTCCGAGATGTTTATATACTGTTTCAAATTTTACAGGATATGATGCTTTAAAAATTGTTTCAAATTCATAAGCAGGTTCATTCTCGTGTCCAATATCTAAAAAACTTCCTGCACCATCAGCAATCACACAAGCAGCAGTTTCAAATCCAGAATTAAAAAATCCACATGCTGCATGCATTTTATGGTGAACAAGATTGATAAAATGAGTTTCAAATTTAAACTTCTTTCTACAAAGTTTACGTATCCAACCATGATAAAGTTCCTCACTAGTCCAGTCAAAAGATGGTCCCCATTTATGTGTGTGGTTAACAACTAGATGATCAATATAATCTACATAATCAAATGCTTTTGCCATACCAAGAAAAGGTGCACCATCATGTTTCCATCGTGATAGTCTTTCTTCTTCTACATAAAAAATAACTTCATCATCAACCATCAATGTGGTACTAGCGTTATGACCACGGGACACGGATAAAATAATACTCATAATTTAATCTCAAGATTTTTTAGATAATACGTTTTCTATACAAGATTTTTTGATTTTTTCAATGACAGGATCAGTAGCACAACCACCTAAAGGTGACGGTAGATCTACATTTTTTTCTACTTTAGGTGGAAGAATTTCACTAAAACCTTTTTTAGATTTAGATTTAGATTTTGGTTTGCTGTCATTAAGAGAAAGAACTATTTTTTCAGGAGATTTTCCAACCTTTTTCTCAATATCTTTTAAGATATCCTTTGTTATAAACTCTAATTCGTTAGGAGTAAAATCCATGCAAGTATCATTTACTCTATTTGCCAACGCACCATCCATCCCATCTATTCTAATTGGAGAATATACTCTAGGATTGTCTCCTTTTTCTACAATATTAAAATGTTTTGGATAAGAAACATTTTCTGGATATGTAGAACCCATTATAACAGATCCTGGTTTATTAAAAGCATATGCCATGTGCTGTCCACATGAATCTATACCAACAAAATAATCTGCTGCATCTATAATAGCAGCCCAATGACGTAAATCTGCATCTACGTACATACATGGATCGTTGTCAAATTTAATTTCTGTCATAGAAATTACATTATATTTTTTCCGAAGTTGTTGGGCAATATAGAAATAATCATCTGTAGATAAAGATCTACTAGTTTCATCTACAACATGACCACCATCGTGTTGGTTAGCGTTTCTTCCGAATGGTTGAATGACTATTGTATATTTTTTTTCCTGTTGCTTTTTTACTTCTTTAATTGTATTTACTGCGTTTATCTCTTCTGTCTTTGATAAAACTATTTGTGGTCTTGTTAAGTTTTTGTGAGCATCAGTCTTATTGATAAGCTTATCAAAAGATTCTGTTAATGATTTTTCTTGATTGTAATATCCGTGTTCCTGATATGGTTCTAAATTTACCAGGTTATTTGGTTTGATTATATTTTCAAATAATCCTTTATGTGCAAGATCAAAAGTTAGATCTTGAAATTCTGTTCCAAGAAAAAATTCCAATCCAGATTGAGAAACAATATAAAATTGATGATCAGGAATAGGAGGATTCATCCTCAAATATTTTTCAAATGCAGGTAATGCAGAAATAATTCTACCAGCACCACCGCTAATCATAAAAACAGTTTTTTTCACTCTCTCTTCAGGAGAAGTTATTTGTTTTTTCATAAAAATATCTCACTTACCATTATTTATACAAGAATCCATGGGGCATTTCTGACCCCATGGATTAAGGAAAACCGAATTATAACCTAATTAATTTTTAGGGAAATCGTCTTTTACTTTCTTAACTGCAGTAAACCAAGTACCTGTTTTTGCATCTGCACCAAATTTTCCACCATCTACGTCATGATATAGTTTGTCTAGTTGTTCAGGAAGTTCAGGATATTCCCTAGCCCATTCATATGGTTTTTCATATGTTTCACCTAGAATTTCAGCAGCTCTTTCGTTGAGTCTTTTAAACTCATCAAGTTCAATTTCATTGACTAGAAACGCTGTCCACTGTTCTGCAGTAGTTATATCCTCACCCATGAATCCACATGGAGGATAACCAGAACTATTCAGTTCTTGATCTCTTTCGGTACTATACCACTGTTTGTAAAAATCTGATTTGTTCATGGTTTTCCTTTTTTACTATATTATTGATTGTGAATTAAACAGGAAGTCTACCATATCCTAGAATGGTAACTGTTGTGTGATAACCTTGGAATCCACTAGTTTGACTTTGAGTACTATAACATACTCCTTTCAAACATGCAGGGTGTTGTCCACAACATGCTTGTCCATGTCCTGAATTTCTAACACCTTGACAACACATACCACCACCATTCATTGTGGTGTTGAAGCAGAAACGGAATGCTTTGTTTCCAGCATTACAAGGGTTGTCTGGTGAAAGTCTGTTGTGGAATTGGAAACCAACTGATGAACATGCTGTTTCACAACCTGAACTACATCCAAATGGCCACGATATCGATCCACCACAACCCCACTGCCAAGTACCATTCGAGCACTTAATGTCTCCCATCCATCCACAAGCACAGTGATTACAACACCAACCACCATATGGATTATTCTGACAACCTGGCCAAGTTTCCCAGCAATATCCTGCCATAGAACAATATTGATGCCAGTAGTTAGTCTGTCCGATTATTTCGTAATGAGTGAAATTACCCCTTTTATCACTTGGAATAGTTGCAGAACCATTCCAACATTGAGCACAATTGTATAAAACTTCGACATCTGAACCACCACTACTAGCAGCATCAATAGTAACTGAACCAGTTGATTGGTTTACAGTTAAACCAGTACCAGCAGTTATTGAATGAACAACGTTAGTTAGGTTAGCACCAGATCCACTAGTACTTAATTTGTTTGTATTGAGTGAACTTACCTCGTTGTTAACGTGAGTACAAAGTTCAGTGCAAGCAGCATCAACTTTTGCCTGTGCGTATTGTACTATATTCCTTCCAGACGAGTCGCCTTTAAATCTTGCCATTGTTAGATCTCCGTATTAAGCTGCTGATTCTAAACCGTAAACACTTATAGAAGTGTCTGCGGAAGAAGCATAAACAACCACATTTTTTGTAGCGTCAAGTACGATACCAGTTCTTTCCAAAACTGAAGTTGACCCTACTGAAGTATTGTATTCAATCCATTCGTCATCATTTGGAGTGCTACCAGCAGAAAGAGCAACCCTCACAGTTGCAGCACTTCCTCCACGATTTACGACACTAATATTTACAACCGACACAGTTGAAGCAGGTACTGTATAAACAGTAGTATTAGTAGTTGCTGATGGGGCCGATTGCCCTAATATTCCAGATGCCATGGGTTATCTCTTTCCTGTATTAATATTTAGTGAATTTATTTGTTTCGTTAATTGGACACAACGGGTATGAGATTAACTCATACCGTAGAAGAAACCATCTTTAGCTCCTGCTGCATTTTGAGTGTCAACATAAGTCTTGGTTGCTTTCTGCGTAGGGCATTTGTTATTGCTGTTAGCAGATAGTGTAACATCAGATGAGAATTCACTGATGCTCTCACCAATTTGAGCACCAATAGAACCCAATCTCAAACTGGATAGACCAGATAGATCGAATGAAGATGCGTTCAAGGTTGTTGCACCAGTTGCTTGGTTAACCTTGAAGTAACGACCAACCTTGAAGTTACCATCTTGGTCAGTAGATACATAGAAGACTCTTCCAGGGAAATCTTCAGTAACTTCATTGCCAGGTGCAGGAGCTTGGTTTGGTGTACCAGGGAAGTTGGTTTGTGATTTGGATCCACAACCAATATCCAAGAAGTCATGACCTGTTAGACGTACTTGAGAATACAAGTATCTGATCTTTGTTGCCTGTCTATCAAATGAATCTGCAGCTTTTTCTTCAGCAAGTACAATGGTAGTTAAACCAGTTGTTATTGTAGCTGAAGATGTAACACGGAAAAATTCATTATCAATCTTAAGGAAATCATCTACATCAACTCCTGCTGCTGATTCAACAAGAACTATTGTTTCTGCAGCATCGATATCTCTAGCAGTATCTGTTTGTGTTGCTGCTTTGGTTGAAATACCGTAAACAGTAATTCCATCAGAGTGAGCAGTAGCAGTTGTTCCTTCAGCACCTCTATTTACTGTACAACTAGTTGATGATGGGAAAGTAACAACTTCCATTATTTCATCACCAACAACCATAAATCCACCAGTATCTAGATTACTAATACTAGAAACATTAATAGTAGTCGCTGAAGCATCAGCAACTGCAGCACCCAATGTTAGGTCTCCTGTATATGCATAACGAATAATATTAGTTAAACCATCATGTGCAGCTGCAGTTGAACCTAATGCTCCTCTAGTAACGCCAAGATTACCACGTCCATTTGCTGGACTAAACGAAGAATTAGCAATCACATATGTAAATGTATCTGCACCAGCACCACCAGCACCAGTTACAAATTCAAGAGAACCACCAACATCAGGTGCTGCTGATAGACCACCTAATGTTATAGTAAATCCATCTTGACCTTTTTGTGCGTCAGAATTATTAAGCAACGTCGCAGAAGCACCAGATGTAGAACCTGTTACAACTTCATTTTGAGTGAAAGTACCTTTTAAAGCACGGTATAGAATAGTATTAGAACTTGGTTGATGACTTAATATTTCTCCAACAGCACCTGATGTACCGCCAACAATTTGTTCATCTGTCTCAAACTCAAGTGGAGGAGAGGAAAGTGTAAGAGGATCATATGTTAATGCTTCTCCATCTACAAAACCATCAATTGTTGTTTCTGTCTGGTTGAATCCAGCAGAAACAATACCATATGTACCCCAAGAACTGTTACCAGCAAGTGATCTAATCTGACCACCATTAGTTGCACAGTAAGAAATATGTGCATAATAAGTAAAGCAAGAAACAATTTCTGCATAACTGTTACCAGTAACCCAGAATCCTACACCAGAACCTGTTCCTGTACTATGAATTTGTGAGTAAGAGTCAAACAACATTGTCTTGTTGGATGGTTCTGCGTCACTATCAAACTTATCGTGAACACTACCATCAACAATTGCTCCAACTCCACCATCAGAGAAGCAAGAACACTGTGAAACATATGGTGATTTAATTGTTTTTGAATTAGGATTTAGACGTAAGAATACACCTTTAATTGTAGCAGTATGTAGATCTTTAGGATCAGAAACTGATGGTACAAAACCAGCCATTCCATCCATAACAAGATCCTTCATCATGGTCTTGTTACTTAAGTAGAACAATGTAGAATGTTCGTTAAGAATAGGTGATTGAGCACTAACAGCAACTCCACTAGCACCATCATCAAATGTATCATTAGTATTCCAATTGCCACCTTTAGTTGGTTTAAGAACTAGTTTGGTACCTGATTGTAAATCATCAAGAACCATAGCTTCTTTGTTTGCTATGCCAACATTAACAGAAATGTTATCTGAATCTACAACAGTAACTGCTAGAGCAGTATTATGAGCAGGGTCAGTAGCACGTGGATAAGCATGATTACTACCATGACTATCTCTAGCACAAGTAAATGTTAATGCACCTGCAGCAATAGTAACAGTATTAGCAGAATTTAAACCATGTCCAGCACTAGTTATTGTTAATACACCAGTATCAGGATCATAAGAAGCAGTATCTACATTCTTTGTACCAGCACCAGTTACAGATAATGCATTAGCAGTAGCAGATACAAATGTGTGAGCTCCCTGTTGACCATTACTAACAGTTTCTCCACGAACACGTGAAGAAGCAACAGGAGCTGAAGCAAGTGTAACCTCTTGTGTAGAACTATTATTACCAGCATCAGGCTTAATAACTGTAGTTCTCATGTTGTCTCCAACAATCGAAACAAATTCAGGAACAGTCATCGGCAAGGTTTCTTGGTAAGTACCTGCCTTCACATAAATTGTTGCTGGACCTGTAACAGTATCAGTAGCATGACGAACTGCTTTAAATGCTTGTGTTATATTTTCACCACTATTGGTATCACTACCATCTGGTGTAACATAGAAAACTTTTTGTGTAACTGAATTGTTCTTCCATGCAGGATATCCACCTTCCACAGTAAGAACTTGACCGTTTGTTCCTACAGGTAGTCTTGTAGAACCAGCACCACTGACATAAAGAATGTCACCTGGATCTGTTAGAACGTTTGATTGAGCACCTTGTGTTAGTGGATTCCAGTAATCTCCATTAACATCATTTTCAGGTTCCTCATTTGTATTCGCAGCAACACTAATATATGAATGACTTAATCTTGCAACACAATCACCAGGATTATAAGCAGTTGCAGCATCCCAATTACCCTTCCAAGTGAAACCTCCAACAATGAAGTCCCAGTTATTATTAACTGAAGTAGGTTGTGAATTAGTATTTGTTGCTTTAGCAGCGTAAGAATTACCACCAAGTAATACAACGTCACCTGGTTTATAGGTAGTAGTATTATCCCAGTTACCAACAACTTTAAATCCAGTTGTTAGGATTTCCCAGTCAACATCAATACTAGTATTAGGTGCTACTCCGATATTAGTTGTTTGAGAAACGTATGTATAACCACCAAATACTACAATATCACCTACTTGATACTCTGTACCAACTACCCATGAATCTTCAAACTTAAGACCAGAAACATAGGAAACAAAATTTCCAGTAGCAAATGTAGCAGTAGAAGTATGACCAACCGTACATCTGTACTGATCATTACCATACTTAACTATATCATTAAGTTTGTAGAAAGTACTTGCTGTCCAATCACCTTTTAATGCTATGCCTTCAGTATGAAGATTCCATTTTCCTGAATCAGTAGAATACCATTCAGTTTCTAATGATGATGAGGTGTGGTTTGTAGTACAAACATAAGTATTAGCACCGAACTTTATTATATCGTCGATGACATATGCAGAGGCACCTGTCCAGTCACCCCTCCAATTAAACTTAAGTCTGCCGAGTCTAAAATCTGCCATGTTGTTTTCCTAATTATTTGGGGCCTTCGGTGGAATAATCATAATCTTCGTTAAATCTTATGCAGAAGTAGCCATCACTATCAATAAAGTACATAACTTTGCGGCTATCAAACCTATACTGTTGGTATTTATCATGTGGATGATTCAAATGAGTTTTTTCTTCAGTTGTTTCATCTACATAATCATAAACTGCAGTAGAAAGATCTATATATGGGGTTCCATCGGTACGATGAAAATCTGCTGTTTCATTATGAATACTTCTGATTTTGGTATAGTTAAGCATACCATCAGCATCTCTTCGCAGTGCATGAATTGTAAAATCGTTTCCTAAAGTATAGCTATTAGAAGATGAACCACCACCTCCTTGTTGCCTATTACTTTCGCTTATATACATCGTCATACGATTACCCTCCAGTAGGTGCCTTCCCAAATAAGTTGAACTCTCGCTCCTTTCACATCAAATACTAAAGGAGAAGAAATAACTTCCAGTTGGTTCTGGAATTGTCTTCCATCAGGATCGATTATAGTAACATTATTTATGTCCCAAGTGAAACCAACATCAATGAACTCAATAACATCTCCTTCCTTTGGTACTAACTTATTGTTGTACAAAGGTAATGTTAATGTTAACGGTCCTCCTGATGAATCAACAAGATAACGTAAACTAGTCCCCAATGTTTGACTAGTATTAATTAATTCCCATCTTGCTCGAAAGACATCAAAACCGCCAGTTGTAGTTCCGTCATGAATGACGGCCATATTCTTGTCGGTATCAATTGTTAACTCTCCAGCAGCTCCAGTGAATAGAGCGTGATCCGATGTGGAACCTCGTCTGAATTGTACCTGGGTTGTCATTAATAAACCTTACTAGGATACCAATTTTATTTATAAATTTTATACGATCCAACCGTAGGTTCTGGAAGGTGCTGCAAAAACAAATTCGATATTAGAAGTACCCTTAACAAAGATCTCACCTTTACCTGTGTGAACTCCAAATGGTGGGTTGGTAATAGCAACACCAGTAACAAGGACTTCAATCTGACCAAGGTATGCTCTTGTGCGAATAACATGTCCACGTCCATTGTAAGAGAAGAGCATATTCTCTTCATCTGGACTGAAGGCAACACATTCTGCTGCACCACTGAAGGTAGAAATATTACCTGAACCTTCTTCAATAACTGTAGTTCTTTCTTCTGCCTCATTAGCAGTTGTGATATCACCAGTTCCTGGATAGGATGCTCTGACAAAGGATTCAGCAGCAGATCCAGATATAGTAACAAGACCAGCATCAACACT